GCGTGACTTGTCATCCTTGAGTTTGTCGTACTTGCCCTTGATGTCATTGAGGATGGCCACCGCATCCCGCCGCTCGCCCTTGGCATCGAAAAACTTGACGCCAGTCGCCTGGGCGGCTTCCTTCATGTACTTCAGGTTGGTGAACAGGCGCAGCGTGCTATCAGCTAGGGTCGCCAATCGCTCCGGCTGCCGCTCAACCAGGGAGAGCGTTTCAATGAAGGCGAGCGTTTGCTCGAAGCCCATGCCAGCCGATGAGGCATTAACGCCAACTCGGGCAAAAATATCGGAAAGGTTTTGCAGCTCGGCATTGCCCTGGCGGCCGGCGACGGTCATCTTGTCCAGCAGGTTGAGCGCCAGGCCCGGCCTAGCCAGGTCAAACTCAAACGCCTGGCCAGCCACCGTCAGGCCGGCCGTCAGCTTGTCGGCCGAGGCCCCTGTGACCGCCATCGCCTTATTGGTGGCATCAATGACCGGCAGCGCCTCGCGGAACTTCAGCCCCGCCTGCACCGCATTGTTGAAGCCGAGCTGCAGATCATCGACCGACTGGCCCGTATCGGCCCCCATCCGGAAAAGCTCGCGGCGCAGGCCATCGACTTCTTCTTTCGAGCCCGCCGCAGTCTGCCCGATTTGCGTCAGGCTCTTGTCCATGCGGGCGCTCTGCGCGGCCAGCGCCACGCCGCCAACGGTCAGGCCAACCTGGGCAAGTACGCCCTGCATGCTACGCGCCGCATCGCGGGCGGCATCCAGCTCGCGCTTTGCCGCCTGCCCAAAACGGCGAACCCCGCGCTCGCCCTGGACAAGGCCCTGCACGAAGCGGGTTGAGTCGGCGTAAAGCCGCAGGGCAAGGGAGAGGTCGCGGTTGCTCATCGGTTTTGGTCAGGCGCCTTGGCGTTGCAGATGGTGGTCACGTAGTAGCTGAACTCGGCCGGGTCGAGGGCGAGGATCTCGGCCCGGCTCCAGCCTGTCTTGATGGCAAGGAGAAGCACCTGGCTCAGGATGCCGGCGCGTCTGCCGGCTCGCCTTCCCCCAGTGCGTCGACCTCAGCCTGGGCGGCCCGCAGAATGCGCCAGTCAGCCGGCTTGAGCCGGCGGATGAGCGCCATGGTGACCGGCCCTTCGAATGTGCCGATCGCGACGAGCTGACGGGTCAGCAGCGCGGCATTGAAGTTGAGCGGGCGGGAGACATCGGCCTCTAGCTCGGCATCGAGTAGATCGTCGACGGTGGCTTCGCGCAGCTTGAAGTTCTTCTGCAGTACACCGGCGACCTCGATGCCGGCCGTGAACGGGCCGGAGAGGATGCCTTTTTCGATGACAAAACCCAGCGGATGCTTTTTCTCGGCGGCCATGTCAGATCTCCTCGCAGCTCATGCCTTCGAAGCGCAAGGCCAGATCGCCGCCATCGAGTTCGAGACTCTTGGCCAGCCAGCCATTACGCACGACGAAGCTTTTCTTGCTGTCGGTATCGAAGGAGATCGTCACGTCGATCATGTCCGCCAGCTCGCGCAGCGAAATGCTCGAATCGTGGGGGATGGTGCATTCCACATACGGCACGGTCGGCTTCTCGCGATAGCCGGCAACCCCGGCATCGACCACCTCGGCAGTACGTTCGATGTTGCCAAAGCCGAGCTTGGCGCCCGGCTTCGACGCCAGGCGCTTACCGGCGGCGGTGATGAAAGCGCGTCCTGTCAGATGACTCATTTTTTCTTACCTCACAGAATGAATTGAACGGCGGCAGCGAAGACGTCGAACTGATTGACGACGTTGGGCGGCAGCACGGCATTGACCCGGCACTCGTCGGCCTCGGAGCGGAGCACGATGAGGTTTGCCTTGAAGCCGTCGAGGTCTTCGAGAAGGCCAACGTATTCGAGCTGCATCGCGGCGGCGATCAGCGTGTTGCGAATCAACTTCGGCGTGGCGATCTTCTGCCCCGGGGCGATGCGCTCCAGCACATCGTCACCCGCCAGCTTGTGGGCCGGGTAATCGCGGGCCACGGCAAAGCGGAAGACGTAGCGCATGTAATCCACGGTCCACTTGGTGTTCAGCTTGAGCAGGCTACGGTCATCCAGGCCGAAGCTGTTGGTCTGATAGGTCGTAATGACCTGCTCGACCATGGCCTTGCCGGACTCATCGAAGATGATCGTGCTGATGCCGTCATGCAGCACCAGGTTGCGCTCAGTCTGCGTGAAGCGATCGACCTCAACGGGCGCCATCACATCAGGCAGCTCGATGCCACGGAAAGGCACGGCCGGGTCATTACCACCCCGGAACTCGACACCGGCCGCGGCCTGGGCGGCAACCACCCAAGGCAGCGATGGCGAACCCTTGAGGCCGAAGACGGTGCTGTGTGGGCTGTTGCGGCTGGAACCGAACGTGGAAAGCCCAGCGGCGGTGCCGGCCTTGAACGTGAACACATGCCCGGCGCGCATGTCCATGCCACCCCAGCGGCTGGACAGCTCGTTTTCCATGGCGACCAGGTTGGCCGTATCTGACCAGGGCATAACAATGCTGTAGTAGGCGCCGGTACTCATGGCGGCGATCGCATTGAGCACATCCGGGTTGCCGGTGCCAGTGACGCCAGCAGCGATGGCCATCACGACACCTTTGGGCAGTGTCTCGCCGTCGTAGTACGCCCAGCGGACGTCAATACCATCACCCTCGGCCCCCTTGTGGCGCGCCGTCAGGGTCACCACGCCGACCACCGAAGTGGCCGTCATGGCGCAGTCAAGGTCGGCATTGATCGCCGCTGCGATGGCCGTGGCGATGGCGGTTACCGACTGGCTGGCCGTAATGCCCACGGCAAGGCGACGGCCACCAACGTACAGGTAAGCCGTACCGGCCTCGGTCGGCGAACCGGTAACGGTGATGGTCTTGGTGGCAGCGACGCCGGCGCCCAGGTCATCCAACGCCAGCGCCCACATCTCGGTATAGGGATTGACCTTGATAGCCGCGTCAATCATCTGGGCCAACATCGAGCCGCGGCCAAAATAATTAACGCCATCTTCCTTGCGAGTAACGCGAGTCAGCACGCCAGCGGCGACGTTGCCGCTGCTCAGGCGCTGGCCGAGCACCAGGATGCGGCGCTGCATGCCGGGCAGGCCGCGCACCGCTTTGGTATGGTCAATTTCGATGTACTGGCCAGGAACCCGCCAGTCAGTCGGGATGGTCAAGTAGGTAATGTTGTCGGGCATAGTGGGCTCCGGTGATCAGTCGCGGGCGGCTGATGTTGGGTATCAGGGCTTGGTGGTCTTGCGGGAGGGCGTCGGCTCGGGCATCGGCTCCGGCTCGATGGCCGGGATCTCGCCCAGCTCAACATCGCCATCGCGCTCGCGGCGCAGCCAGTAAGCCGAGCGGTCGACCGGTTCGCCGGTCGGGGCGAGCGCCTTGCCGTTTTCGTGGCGGACGAGAACCCCTTCCTTCGGGGTGGCGAATACTTTCTCCATGCTTTTTACTCCTGCAGAATGATGGTGTCGGAAAGATCGGGGGCCGAACTGCTGTAATTGGGCGGCTCCTGAAGCCACTTCTGATGCTCGGCGGCCGACTGATGCGGGTCGATGTCGGTGTCGGCATGAAACGTCTTGAAATCGGCGAGGCTGGACTCATCCAGGAACTGCAGCGGAATCTCCGCTGCGGTCTGAATTTGAACGACGCCGGCGTAAATGCCTTTCTGGTAAAGCTCATCGCTGACGACCAGGTCGCATGAGGTCACGCCAAAAGACACAGTGCGATCAGCGCCAGCTGAAACGGCCGCCTGGTCGAGCAAGGCCATCACGGCATCGAGCATTTCCTGCAGGCCGATGGCCACGCCGTCACCATGCCGCGCCGCCAACTGGCCACGGCTGTTACGGGCTACGCAGGCCACCCCGAACTTCGGGCGAGCCATGCCGTTAGCCACCGGGAAGGATCCGAGCGCGACATAGACGGCAGGGGCATCCGTAGTGAAGCGGCCGACCAGGCTTGGCCCATCGACATCCGGCAGCGAATCGACCATGCGCAGCCGCGGCGCCAGCGCGGACGCCTTGATCAGCGCAACCAGGCCGGTTTCAAGTTCAACGAGCATGGACAGCACCTCCGCTGGCTATATCGATGCGCCGCTGGAAGACATCCAGGAAGTCTTGCCGGTCATCATCCGACGCGCCCAAATAGGGGCGGGCCGGCAGACGAACGGACTTGACGACAGCAAAGCCGCCGGGAAACGCAAATTTCAATGCGCCCCCCGCCTTGGCCTTGATCAACCCGCCGAACTGCTGGATGGCCGCATAAATACGATTAACGCCCCATTCGGCATAGCTGCCTGTGGCGTTGCTGGAAATGGAACCCGAGAGATGCCCATCCTTAGTCAAAGTGCGGCCACCGGAGAGCTTCGCCCGAAGGCTTGGCGCCCAGCGCTGGCCATCCGGCCCACGCTCCAGGCGAAAGCGCAGCCGGGTTGAAGATTCGCCAAGGTCGGCGACTTCCCGCAACGCCGGCGCCGGTGCCAGACCGAATGCACGCAGGCGCTGAAGGGCTCCGCGAACCTCGCCGTCGTCAAGCGTGCCGAAGACCTCCATCACAGCCCCCGTGCCGAACGGCTGAAGACTCGGCCAGCCGTCACCATCTCGACGGAACCGCCACCGGTCGAAGCGACACCGGATGACTGCACCTCCGCGCCCAGCGAAACCTTGCCGGCGGATACGTCGCGAAAGAAAGCAATCGCGGCGTCATAGCGCTTCTGCACCGTCTCGGTGGCGTGATCGTCGTACAAGTAGTAACGGGCAACGTCGCACGCCAGGCGCTTGACGATGTCAGGCACCGGCGCCAGCGGCGTGAGATAACGGCTGGAAAGGTAGCCGTCGATTGCCGACTCGGCATCGGCAATCGACTGGCCAATATTTCCTGCCGACACGGCGGCAGCCGCCAGCGCTTCGGCGGAGTAGCCGGAGGTGTCACCTCCGCTTGCAACCAGGGAGAGCAACGCGGAATCCACCAGGC